CCCACGTTTACTTCATTCCTTATTTAAGGGAAGAAGACGACCATGTCAATTAAGACATGCCAATCAGTGTATTGATACTAACTGTGATGAGCACCTCTCTGGCGTGAACTCTCGTTCCCGTCATGTGAGTTCGATAACTCGTGAAATGCTCTGTCTCGGTTACTAAACCGTCACAACACTGATGTCCACCCTCGATTCAGCCGAATGCGTCGAGAGACGCTACGATCGGGACTCGAGGCTCTACCTGTTCGCTCTAGTGAGCAAACAGACTCCAATACATGATTCCAATCATGCTCCTTGAGTTTATTCTCTTGGGGTTGGAGACGCCAGACACGACTACAAAACCACTGCGTAGAACGAGACCAATAGGCCTCGCCCCAAACAGCGGAATTGCAGCGAGAGAACTCGGCTATGCCACCGTGATTAGGATTGTTAGTCAAACTGATCGTCTTTCGACGTTCAACAAGACCAACTCTCCGTCCGTTAGCAAGTACAAGACTATACGAACGCCGCGACTTGCGGCTCCCGTTAAACCTTGTATCAAACCGAGATCTTAGCATCTGATATGTAGAGCAGGCAGCCTCTTCGTAACCTGCTAAGCGCAAGCGCATAGCTAAGTCACTTAGAGATTGCAATCCCTGTACATGTTCGGCATCGACTGTAGTCTTCCAACGGAGCGGAGTGACGTTAGTGCCATTAAAAGCATCAACACCACACGACTCGCGGAAGGCTCCTCGCCAAAAGGATTTTGTCCTATTGACGAGCAATCCGAATGACTCTAAGTCGGCACAAACCGACTCAGCGCACTCGGAAGGTATGACGATGTCATCACCGAACACAAACACAGCACCGGGTTGACGAAACCCGTGGCGCTGCATTGAAGCTACACATATAGACCAGAAGACTAAACTCTGAACAGGAAACGTTGTTGCGTTCCCCATGGGAGCGTAGCAGTTCAGGTCAGCCCTAATGTTGGCAATATTGCCTATCTTAGGAATGACTACCTTCTGGGCTCGACAACATCCGAAATACTTATACTTCCTTCCAAAAAGGAACTGTACAAGCGGTTCAGATATACGGTCAGAAGCCTCCTTCATGTCGATCGTGGCATAACGCCTAGACCTAGATGAAGTAAGGGCAATCTTACCGTTTACCGATTGATCGTCGAATTGGATCCGGCCTCTCGGCCAGGGACCAAAACAACGACGATTGAGAGAGATAGCTCTCTCTAGCTCGCGACGCAACCCTTGCTGGAGCCAAATGGCTTCAGCGGGGTGAACGCATATGAGACGGGGCCCACGGCTGTCTTTTGGGACAGCAATGAGCTTAGCTTCAATGCAATCGCTATACTCCAGATCCGAAAACTGACTACAATGCTCCATATTAAAGTATAGAGCAAAATAGTCGCTATACGGATAGAGATACTCTATAGTAGAGTACCTCTTCTCCCACCTCTCCTTAGAGGTAGTTACTGCACCAGGTCCGTGAGAGGGTTTTAAGGCCTTCTCATTTACTTTGTGAAGAACTGACTGGCAGTGTCGACGAGCGCCGTCGAGGCAGCAGGGGGAAGACCTATGTAGGTCAGCCCCAAACCGCCCAACAGCATAATTAACTTCAAGAAATGTCTTGAAGGCTTTTTCGGTTGTTTCATTGTCATGTGTTACTTCGGCTTTATAGCAGAATAGCAAAAGCTGACGAAGATATCGTAGTTTTACTGGGTCCACAAAGGACGCAGCTACGAGTCTCCTCATCCATACCGGGAACATATCAAGTTCGGGATTTCTCCCAAACTCAATACACTCAAGTATGTGCTTTTCTAGCTTAGGAGCCTCAGTGAGGCACCATTGCAGCCCTTCATAAGACCCTCGTATTTCAGAGAATCCTGAAAGAACTGCTACATCTGCTAGCAGGCTTACGTATGTATGTTCTATAGCATGCATATCATTGGAGTCCAATCAAGCCTGGCCATGGTATAGAGATATACCACCCAGGAGATCCGAGATGGCTATCTAGCTATCTTGATGCCGTGCGCAATAACAGAATTACTTCTCGTTATTAAGCACGTTGACGATAAGGTTCGCGTCCGCCACAGCTGCCTTAAACGTAGCGACGACATTGTCGAGCTGCGCTTGGGTAGCAGTGGACGGGACCGCGATAACGAAATAAGCAGAAGTAGTAATACTCTGCAGATTCGCGTCAATATCGGTCCGATCAATTCGCCCAGTAAAACGTTTACCTGGTACTTTCGTACCGGCGTCCACGTATTCTTGCGATTTGATAATCAACTTATCCGGAGTGTTAACACCCCGAGTAGTCGATTGACGTTCAGAGAGATCCTTCAAATCGAAGGTCTTTTTGAACACGATAGTATTGAATGTCAGATCGGCATTCATGATTGGATTTTATTGTTACTGGTTGCTGGAATGAATTCCGCCTATCTCTTGCGAGATTTGGCAGAAGTTATGATGGTTGAAGTCCCATCGTTAGTGATTTGACGCAACGCACTAGCCATACAAGTATGGTTATACGTTGAGCCACGATCATTAGGCGTTCTATCCATGGAGAGATCAAGGATCTCAGCCATGAGTAGTGCCTGACGACGGGTTAAACCCATCAAGTAAATCTTACCCAACATTAGGGCAAGGTGAACAGATGGTTCTTCAACACGGCTGACAGTTTTAGTCTTCATATGAATACTAATACTAACAGTATCATTCCTTACGCATATCGCGCGGCTAACGCCTTATTCGGGCGAGTTGCTGAGCGATCAGAGCAGCTGAAATAGCTGCCTGATTCTTTCCGAAATGCGGCTGCCACCTGACAGAAAACCTGTCAGGAGCAACTGGAATTCTCTCGTAGTGCGCAAACGTACACGAGCCTAGAGACCTGTCGAACAAAACGCTGCCGTTACAGGGACTTTTCCTTGTAATAGCAACGTCGGTCGCCAGTTGATAGGAAAAAGAACGCGTGAAACTAAGGATCTTGTAAGGCTCTACGCCAACAAGTTTGTCCAAAGAATCAAGCATACTTTTCAAATCCACAAACCAGTCTAACACGAAAGAAAATGGAATTTTCTCCCAAGCTAGCCTAGCAGGTGAAGTTGCAAACCTACGCATACAAAGATCAGCCTTCGAAAAGAAGTCTGTCATATAACGCGTTTCATTAGGTTTGACCACAAGCACATATCGCACCTCAGGTTTGCGTATAACGCGCCCCTGAGTTGTCCAGATGCTCACCGTCACACCACCAATGGTGGTAGGTGCGCGTTCTGAATCGTCATAAGTCGCAAGAGCTTCAGCTACAGAGCTAAAGCGTTGCGACTCATTAGCGGCATGTCGTTTAACATCATTAACCAGCTTTGGTATGTACTTATGTATCGCTACGAAGTCCGAAAGTAAAGGAGCAATCCCAAACTTCCAGGCTAAGAAGCTACCAGAGGTACTCTTCATCAACGGTCTAACCTTGTTCCATAACGGAACCTGCTTAACTGCGATTCGGAAGAATTTATCTCCCTTATTCACAGAATGCAATTTGGTGTTTTGCAACACCATCTTGCTAAGTGCAGGCAACGTCATGGCAAGCGACTTAATCGATGGCCATATCTGATTCCCTTCAACAATGTCGAGTAGAACGTCAGCTTTTAGCTGCCGCGCTTTCTCCAAGACTTTCGCCTTTAGCG